AGAGGTACGAAGGAAGGAATTAAGAATGATTCAATTAAGAATTAGGAATTAAAACTCCTTTGTTACAGCACATCATTTAAACCTTTAATTGGACCTAATTCTATCCATTCAATTTCAGGTTTCAATGGCTTTAAATAATAAGCACACTTTGGATTTACACATGCAATATTTTCATCAGTAGAACCTGAATCTTTTACAACCCCTTGAACAATCGAAGGTTGATCACAACATTCACATAATTCTGGTACGATTGTTTTACCAGTGCTTATCTTTACATTTTTTGCGTTTAAAACCATATTCTTAATTCTTAATTGAACAATTCTTCATTGCTTCAATTGTACCAAATTCTGCAATCACTTTCCACTATTCCAGGAACCATCTAAACGAAGGCCGCCGGAGAGGCTACCGGCAAAGGCTTTCTGTGGATCTGATAAGCCAACAATAGCATGAAAATTAAGATCATCGCCCACAACCGCTTTTCCTGCATCGCTGAAAAAATGGAATTCAAACCGGCGTTTACCATCAGCGGTATTGTTTACGCGAGCCATTACGCCGTTGGCATTGCGAATAATTCCGCGCCCGGCTTTCAAATAATCATCTTTAGATTTGGCATTTAATCCGGAGCCGAATTCTGCAAAAGCTTTATCCAATTCTTCGGGACCAAAATTAAGCGCTCGCTTAGATCGTATGGTTTGCATCCAATTAGAGTATTCCTCATCAGTGAGCGAATTAAGCTTTTTCTTATCGTCCTTAGAAACAGATTTCCCCATCTTTGTACCACCAACTGCATTGGCTTCGGTCACTTCACGAGCCATCACAGTGCGCGTTCTGCAATTAAAATGGAACGGTGGAAGCAGTGCTCCGTCCGGAAGATCATCACTTTTAGTTTGTGAGATCTCGGATGCACTTGGCCAAGGAACTATATTTGCAACTTCATCAGGATCTTCATTGGCAATCATGGCATCAACCACACGGCGTTGCTCGCTAACCTTAATTCTGCGACCATGCATGTGCCGGCAGATCTCCGTTGTGCGGTGGTCCAGGATAGCGCGAACTTCGGCATATTCTACTTCCGCCACTTCGTAGGCGCTAACTCTGCCAAATTCTCGGCTTTGCGTTACTACATGATTAGAATATCCCTGCCAATATCGGAAGGATGGAATGCTGTATTTCTTAGCGAATTCATCTTCAAACAGCTTGCCGGCTTCGGTTCGGTTCAATCCATCGCTGATGATCTTATTTCCAAACTCACGAACTTTGCCCTGCAGTTGATCATCAAAATGGTGCAGCACCGGATAAAGTGCATATCGTTCAAGTGCTGCCAGGGCTTTGGCATCTTTCACATTAAAACTTGGAGTGATTCCCAGCACTTCTTTCATACCGGCGGCGTAGGTACTGGCTTGCAGAGTGAGCAGATCATCTTTTACTGCAGCGGCAAACGCTGCGCCTAAGCGAGCTTCCAACTGGCTAACCATAGCATCAATATCGGCATCGGAAAAATTAGCCCGGTTGTTCAACGCTCGCACCACATCGCGAATGGCTTCTTTACTTTGCTCGGTCCAGTTCCGGATCAAGAGATCTTCCAGATCTGCTGCCAACTTATCGTACTTATCCTTTCTAATCAGGGCGTAGATCTTGCGAGCTTCCAGCAGCCCTTTCTGAACAAGATAATATGTTTGCAAATTTTTCAATTAGGGATATGCAATTCATCTGCAATTTCATATTCACCATCGTAAGAAGTAGAAACGAATTCCACAAAGTCTTCATCAAATTCCATTTCAAAAAACTCTTCTAATGCATGAGCAAATTCATGTGTTAAAGTTTCGATCAGGAATCTTTTCTTTTCATCAGAATCTAAAGTTTTGATATTACCATCTTCATCAAATAAAGCTCCATCTTTGAAATGAGCTTCGACATTCAAAAGAATAACGCCTTTGCCATTTTCTTTTTGATGACCTGCAAGCCAAGCTCCAAAACCACCAATGCCATCCGCCTTCACTATCTTAATATCCAACTTCTTTTCTGCCATATTCCTAATTCCCTAAAATTGAATTTAACTCGTCTAATTTATCATTAGCAGATTCCAGATCAGTAGATAACTGCTCAATGTCATCTTTTAAGTGCCCATTATATTCTTCCACGACAGATGTTATTGCAGAATATAGATTTTCGGGAATCTCAGCCTCTAAGGAATCCAATTCCTTTTCGAGATTTTCTAATGCATTTTCAAAATCACTTTTATTCTGATCGTAAGCCATGTTCCTAATTCTCCTATTCCTAATTCTTAATTTTTAATCCTTCATCTTTAATTCCACGCGAAGGCGTGGCTTAACTTCGTTCAAACCCCGTTCAATTTTCGATTTAAGAAACGCAAATTGAAAAAAGGCTATATTATTCATCGGAAGCCTCTAAGCGCTTTCTCATTTGAATTAGAGAATTCACCGAGCTTCCTAAAGTTTCACCATTACCGCCCACAGGAACTTGCCCTGCCAAACGCTCCATACCTTCATCATCCAGTGGTGGTTTGCCTACGTCCTGGCGCGCCTCTTCCGGCAAGATGATTCCTTTCTCTTTTAACATGGTTGCGATATTGGCATCCATCTCAGGATCAGTGGTATCGATGCCTTTAAATCTGAACTTCCATTTATGTTCGCCAAAGCTTTGGATCAGCGTTCTATTATAGAACTCATTCAATCGCTTACGCACCGGAGCACGGTCAATGTCTTCGAAGATCTTCAATTGTTCAGCTGCTTCACTACCACCGCCCAGCTGGCCTGCAGTAACAATGCCAACCATCCGTGGCGGAACTCCGTGCGCACTCACGATCATGTCACGCGAGAGCTCACGAGTTTTACCCATAAAATTTTGTTTGTCGCCGAAATCCATTTCCAGCTTCTCGATCTTGAACTTCACATCCTTATCATCAGAAGATAAGATCAACGTCTTTCCGGCATTCTTAATGCCTTGCGCCTGTGAGCTCAAAAACTTCTGCAGGGTATTTCTGGAAGTCTGATCCAGCTTGCCGCCTTCCACAACCACCGCAAACTTTGCCACTAACTGATTGCGAAATAAATTGATGTTGAACTCTACAGAGCTGCGATCGAGTACCATATCAGCCAGAGCAGGAACCCACGCCGGCATTCCGTAATAATCACTTGCAGGATCATATTCATAGAAATGCATGATCTCATTTTGTTTGCCATTCTTTTGCCCAAAGCGAGAGAATGGAATCCGCTTAGAACTATTCACGCCCATCGGGACCTGAAAGAATCCACCGTTTCGCATATCACGAGCTCGGCGAAAGTTCACCATTCGTTGATGATACAAATTGCCCGGAATGCCATCGCCGAATGTACGGCTCAATTCATTCACCATATTACCAAAGGCTTCAAAATCGATCATAGAGCGGTACGCGATTTCATCGAAAGTAACCAAAGGATCTTCATTCGGATTCATTAAAAAATTCATGATTGCATCATACGCAGCATCATGCGCTTTGTCTTCATCATCGGTGTACAGCTCAAAGCCCAGGCCAACAGTGCAAGCTGCCTTTACCGACACACAACGGCGATGCCAGATGTTCATATCTAACCAGGCAAGCAAGTCTTTGAATTTCAATCGTGGCTCAACCCAGGGAAAAGCACCATGGTTGGTGTCCGGTTCCGCTTGCGATTCTTTACGAATTAATGTGCTGCTTTTGGCAACGTGGCCGGCTTTGCTCTCAATTGGGAACATCCAGTTTTCAATCCCATCAGGACCAACAACTTCTGCCATTGCGTATTTAGTTTCTGTACTCATAATTTCTTAATAATAGTCAACGGTTACAGTTCCAATTTCTCCATTCAATCGCCGAAGCTCACGCACGCCCATTTCCATTGCATCCGGTCCATCATCTTCATTTGTAGTGATGGAGCTGTCAAATTCAAGGAATTGATTGATCAGCCTATCCATATCAGAACCTTTCACAAAGCGGTAAAATCCATTTTCAATTCCACTTTGATTCCGCAATATCCGCACGTTCTTATTGTCTTTATTCAGCACCTGCCTGATCTTACTAATCAATCCAAATCCAGCACCGGAATCCCTTGCATAAGATTCCATCAATGGTTTGATCAATGTTTGAAATCCATTCGCTTCAATGGCATACACATATGGATTCCATGTGCCGTCTATAATGAAAGACTTGGCGATCATTCGTGAAATAGTAGTGCGCCTAATATCGGCATGCATTACATCAATGTGCTTTTCGTCTAATGTTAAGCCCATCACTAAAATGGCTTTAGTGTCATGGCCTTCGGTGCTTCCAACCGATGGATCATTTACCATCACAGTGAATTTATATTTTGGCTCCGGCTTATCAATACGTACAAACCAATCTTCCTGGAAGTCATCTTGTTCACTGGAAATGATAGTGAGCAAATATTCACGATTGTATTTAACCGAGCCGATCGTGTCCCGGATCTGATTCAATACTTTTTTAGGAAAGCTTTTTGGATGCGCAGCTCTGCCGTTCTTTTGCTCTGCCGAAATACTAACAGAAAGCACCGCTTTATTTTGGAGCAACCGATTGTCAATATCATCACGGCCAAGCTTGTTTGTTACAACAATCAGTTGCCATTCAGCTTTCAGATCCAATGCGTTCAGAATGTCACCAAGCAATGCATCTTCGCGCTTATCAATATTCTTTTTATTGCGCACACTTTCCAAGCTTTCCAGATCATCACAGATAATGATCTTTGCTCTGTGCTGCATGTATTTTCTACCACGCTTAAACGAACGCCAGGAACTTGCTTCAACCTTAACACCGCCCGAAGTAACAAAGGAATCTTCGCTCCATTCCACGCCTTTTTGTTCGCCGAAATCAGCTTTAATTCGTGGGTTTTCTTCCAGCTCCATTTTTAAAGGAAGCATCAGCATTTCTGCCTGGTCGTCGGTGTCGCTAATGAAGGGTAAGTATCTGGTCAACTTGTACAGCACAGCTTGCGCTGCATAACCAACGCCATCCACGGTTGACTTACCAAGCCCACGGAAGCCACGGTGCTGCAGTACCTTATTCCAAACCTTCAAAGATTCTACAATTTCACGATGGCCGGATTCAAAAGGACCATCAAAGTGATGCGGTAAATAGGTTTTGCAAAAGAATTCCAGATCGGTTTCAGCGCGTTTGCGGCGTGCTTCTTTGGCGGCGGTGCTTACATCATCAAAAGGCGCAACTTCCTGATGGATCTTTTGAACAAGCTGTTCAGCTCGTTTCAGATATTCTTTAACCGATATGTTGCGCTTAGCTGCCATTAGTTACCGTACTTTTTGCCTTGTTCGTTCAGGAATGGCGAAAGCACTTCATGGAATTGAGCAGTCAACGAAGGGTAATTTGAATTCAGGAAGTCGTTAAAATCTTCCATGATCTCGATAGTAAAAGCCAACCGATCGAAATGACCATCCATTTTTTCAAGTACTAAACTCAGCTTATGAATGGCATCAGCGTTGCTGCCGTCTTCCATTTCATCGATCATCTTTGCCAGGATCTCTCTCAACTTATCACTGGAACGGCGTGTACTTGCACTCAATTTTTCTAGTCTTTTATCCCACTCAAATTCTTTTTTCCATGTGCTGATCGTTTGCACGCTCACACCAACCATTTCAGATATGGTGCTTTGGCTGTGCTTACCTGAGCGATATAAAGCAAAAGCCTTTGGCTCTAAAATATGAGCTTTAGGCGCATTGGTACGTTTAGTTTTTGATGATTTTGGCATGTTCTCGCGATTGGTTCTTTTTCACCAATCCCAAGTTAAACCCATCAATTACCGCTCTCAACGTAAGGATAAGGTACGCGAGAGATTAATGTTTCCGTTGCAATCTAGGATAGATAATCTGATCAATATTATCTCTGCCGGTGTTAAATTCTTCGGTCAGAAAGTCAACCGCTTCATCTTTGGTCATGCCGTCATTTCGCAGTTTATGCCAAAGCTTGCGGATCTGATCGTTGCGGTGTTGCAAGCCGGTTAAATAATCCAGTCGCCGAGCAAATCGCCTCAGCATTCGGTAACCGGTAGCCGAGCATTCCTTTTCCAGTAATTTCTCAAACGGTCCGCGATTGTCCTGATCGGGAAATAAACGGTTCTGGCGATATGCAATTTCTGGTTGGCTCATAGAGTGACATTCAATTGTCACTCATAAAATATACATACGGACTGTAAAGGGCAATTAGTTGAATTGAGCTAAAAACTCTCTAAACGGCGTTCTTCTTTCTAAAGAAACAGTAAACTCATGCACACTCAATTTGCCCTCTAAGACTTCTTGATTAGCAATTTTATTAAAATCTTCAATTGGAATTGAGTATATATTTAACTCATTAAACCCTACCGTTCCTGAATGCCTTGTTACATCAGAAGAATAAGATTGTGATTGGTAGGTTTTTGTTTCGCCATCAATAATGAAATGCAATTCATTAAGCTCATTAAACGTAAGCTTAGTGGTTAGCCCTCTGGCAATTAGGCTGACTGTATTTGGCTTTTCTTTTGAGGTTCCTTCATTTACTACAATCGCTCTAAGGTATAAATACTCCTTTGACATCATTGATTGCTTTAAAACACTTATTTCACCAGATCGGTAAGTAGTTTCATTGTCAAATTTATCGTAATCAACAGACGCCTTCTTTGTCATAAATCCACCAGCGCTACAGCTAATAAGTAAAAAACTTAAAATTAATAAATGTTTCATATTCCTAATTCTTAATTGATTAATTCTTAATTGTCTAAGTAAGACAGTTTCAGTAGCCATTCCTTACAAATTATTTTTAGAGGTGACATTATGCTGTCACTCAACAAGTATATACTGTACATAGAAATCATCTGCAAACTATGCGGACTTAAGTCCGCCCCTTACTATAAAACAACTATTTATACTTTATCTAATTGTTTTATAAATGTCAGTCAACATGTATTTACCTCATCATAAAAAACAAATACTTATGTAATTTAAAATAAAATTTATGAATTCTAATCACCCGTCTCTTTGTCCAAAAGACCTTGCTCAACAATTTTCATTAATGATTCAATCAGCTTCAGCTTTGTCTCAGGAGTCCAAGGACCATTTTCGACTTTATCTATTATCTCAGTTGCGCGACGCTCAAGATCGCGTAGCTTCTCAGTCACAAAATCAATAGCAGGTTCGTTTACTCGAATCGCAGAATTTTCTGCATTTTGTGAACCATTTAAGATATAATTCAAATCTGAATCACCACAATATTGCACAACTCTTTTTACATCCAAAGAGTTACGAGTTTTTTGAGAAGATAGCGTAGATCTACTCATATGCAGTTTTTTAGCCACCTCATCTTCATTGCGCAATGAATACCAATCCATTATACGCTTAATTATTTTTTCTGCATTATGGGAATTATCGCTTGACATTTCTGCAATTTGAGAATATATTACTTTCAGAATTTAATCAATGTTTAATCACGGAAGGAAATATATGAAAAAAATTGACATTAACACGGTGTCGCCGAAGGCTGTAAACGAGCAGCTGCCAATGGGAGCCTACAAGGTTATTGAACAGCGACTTATCCAAAAAGGAAATCCCATCTCTTACCCAACCATTCGCAGAACCTTTGACCCTGAATACTCACCAACAGAGAAAACCAGAGAAGTTTTAAAAGAAGCCATTGCATACCTGCAGGAGCTTCGCCAAAAGCACACTATACAAGTGATGCCTGAAATAGCCGAGACATTAACGCCAACCGGAAGTTAAGATGGCAGGCAAAAGAATAGATCATTCAAGAGTGCGGTGTGCGCGGCTGCACGGCTTACCAAATAGCCTGATCGCTGAACGTCTCAACTGTAGCAAGCGCCAAGTACGCAGAATCAATCAGGATCTGAACGATGTAGCGATTGATGAATTAACCGGAACCGAGCAGGAATGGATAAGCTGGAAAGCTTTAAAGACAACCGAAGGTTGCAGCATTCGCAGGATCGCATTCTGTTTCTGCATGAGCCACGAGCACGTGCGACAGATACTAATGAAACACTATCAAGAATTTAAAATCGAAGAAAAGGAAGCAGCCTAATGGGAAAAACTAACTATCAAAAGAAGCTGCAACAGCTTTGTAAAGAGCATGAAATTGACGGTGGATTGCAATCAAGTATGGGCAAAGCTTACAGCCTGTCAGGACAAGATACACTGTTTGAATTTTTGGATGATGAAGATTCTAAAGAAGTATATGAGCAATTAACCGAGCGTGGTGTGGATCAGGTTATTGAAGAGATTGAAAAATCTTATGTCTCAGATCTTACATCTACAATCTCAAAAGAAAATGAGGACACCAATTCTGCTTCGGCAGAATCAGCGCAATCAGCGATCAACAAAGGCGGCGCAGTGGCAACGGGCAGTGCCACGGCCGCTTCCTCATTCCAATTAAAAGAAGTGTACAATGCTGAGCTCGGAGAGCTAATTCAACGCACGCCGGAGCAGCAAGCTATTGGTCATGCCATGTACAATCGCATGAAGCAAGTGGAAACTTACCTGTGGGCAATGGTTAATTTATTTTTAGAGGGAAACCACCATTTAGATCTAGGTTATACAACTAGAGAGGATTTTTTTAGGGGAGAATTTTCAATTTCAAAACAAGCTGCTTATAAAAAATTAAGTGCTGGACAGTTTTTACTCAATCTTTTGCCGGTAAGTGCGCATCAACAAATTCAGGAAGCCAAAGAGATTAAAGGTTTGTCTGCTGATGAAGCTAAGAACTTTAACAGCCTGGCGAATTTGGGAACGTCAAAGCTTTCGGATATGGCACGCATCGATGAAGCCGACTTTACCGAAGTGCTGAGCGATGGCGTAGTTAAATTCTCGGATGGCCGTGAAGTTGCACTCGAAGACATTCAGCTGCGTACACGTACCGAGCTGAACAATCTGTTTAAGGCAGAAATTGACAGCTACAAAAAGCGCAACGCCAATCTTCTGGATGCTAAGAGTGAAAGCGAAGCAGAGATAAAACGCCTGCAGCAAGAACAAGAGCTGATGGATAAGAAGATTGCCGATGCTGATCGCAAAGAAATGCTGTACGGACCTAAAGAAACCAATCTGGAAGGCTACTATCAGCGCGTAGAAATGGCAACCAAAGCCGTGCGCGATGCCAATAAGATCATCACCAAAATAGAGCTACCGGAAGATGCACCCGATGATCTGCAAATGAGCGTGCAAGCCTTGCATAAAATGATTGATGGCGGTCGGCAGGTATTGTTTGATAACAACTACAGCGCCATTGAAGGCGTGGCTGAAACTCGCCCGACTACCTTAGCCAGCGGCGATGTGATCGACAATGCAACCGGTGAAATTTTAGAAGAGGCTGAATAATGGATTTAATCGGCTACTGCAAAACCATTCAAAAATACGACGTGCTGAACATGCACGACGTAGTGAAATTCAAAGTGATCAACTATATCGGACTGCATGAAAACCCTTTGAAGAAATCGCGTTCCGTAGTTGCAAAACATAGCAACGGATTGGATTACATCATCCACCAATGCGACAGCCCTTTGAAAGCACGCAACATCGCCGACAGCCTCAACAGGTTAATGATGCAGGTCACCGGTTCAGGTCCAAAGCCAACCGTAGATGTACTCCCACAAATTGAACTCCCCAAAGCCACAGGACAATCATGAAAGCAACTATCAGAACATACTCCGGCCAATACCTTGATCTGTTAGATCCCGATCCGGATAAGATCATTATTGATGACATCGCCCAGGCATTAAGCGTACTTCCGCGCTTCACAGGTCACACCATTTTTCCTTACACCATTGCGCAGCATTCGTTGTGGTGTTACAAAAATGTATTTGGTCCCGAACTTGGCTACCAAGCTTTGATGCACGATGCCGCGGAAGCGTATGTGAATGATCTTGCCTCACCACTTAAAAAGAGCCTGAGCAAATACCAGATGGTTGAAGGCTTTGTTTGGAGTGTGATCGCTGCCAAGTTCGATCTGCCGGAACGCCTACATCCACGGATCAAAGAAGTAGATCAGAAAGCATTTAAGCATGAGTATTTCTGGTTAGATCCGGAGCGCTACAAGCCAACCTGTGGGCTTAGATATGAGCATTTCAGCGGTGTGAAAAAGCAGTTTCTGCGTCGCTTCCATAAGCTAACCGAAGGAAGATTTAAAGAAGAACAGATCACCAAAGTAGCATGAGCACTTACCACCACATACAACAACGCAAACCCGATCCAATGGACATCATCATCATACTTCTGTTAATAGGAACCATCATTGTTTCCGGCTTGGCTTTATACAACGCCGGTAAAGAAATTGCAAGGCAGTTTAGAGCTTATGACGAAGTGGGCACGCTGTTCGATAAAACCTGGACCGGCCACAACGAAACAAAGCTGCTTGCCTTAAGCCTTACCTGGCACAAGTTAGGCAAGAAAAGAAATCAGCCTGAATACCAAAAAGCCTTCAATAAACTATTTGAGCTGGAAGCGCCTGAAACTTCAATTCTAAATCAGCGAGACAATCCGCAATCATCGATCCCGAAACCAATTTTATAAACCAAAAATCCAACACAATGAGTACTAAAAAAAGAACCATAGCACAGCAAGCCGGCACTGCCAGACGTAAGCTAAAAAGACAGGGAATTGAATTTTTAACCGACTACAAAGGAACGGATGTTCCGATTGATTACGTGCCGAATATTGATTTGCTAGAGCATTATAACACGATGGAGTTATTAGAAGAGGCGCGTTCTATTCGTGAGCAACTGGAAGCTTTTAAAGCCAAAGTGCAAACCACCGGTGATGAGATATACATGCAAATGCTTGCCGAAGCCGGAGTGGATTCACCTAATAAGAATTTCACGCTTAGCACTTTCAATAAAGGCATGAAGATCATTTTTAAGCGACCGCCAAAATACACTCAGGATGAAAAAGAATTGGCGATTTCTCGAGAGTTCAAAAAGAAATGGCTGGAAGATGAAGCTGAAAATGTTCCGGAATACATCATTGATCTGGTTGTGTCGCTATTGGAAAGTAAGGATGGCAACATCGACCAAGCTCAGATCAGCGAGCTGAATAAAATGACGCAGAAGATCCGCAATAAGAACTTCCGGAAGATGGTGGATCACTTCAACAAATCACTGGATGCTTACTACGCTAAGCGATACGAACAATTCTTATACAAAGATAACCAGGGCAAAGAGCAAAGCATTGTGATGAACTATGCCGATGCCGAACCACGTCAACCCGAACAGCAAGAATCTAAAGAAGCAGCTTAAAGAAACTCTCTTGATGAATAGTTATCTGCAGGGCTTTGATCGGCACTGCAGTTTTCACCCACAATAAACCCAACATTATGTTACTACTTGCCACTGTCACCACCTTCGAGATCATCGCCATCTGCGCTGTTTCAGCAATGATCGGTGTAATACTCGGCTTTGCACTCTGCGCCATCCTAAGTGCCGGAAGCAGAGCAGATGATGCAATTGAAAGCATGTTGAATGAGAGAGATGCTGAAAGCTCAGTCCTAACTCCTAACTCCTAACTCCTAACTCCTAACTCCTAACTCCTAACTCCTAACTCCTAACTCCTAACTCCTAACCAAATCAAAATGCCCACGCTTACCAAATCAGGAAATACGCACGAACTCGAATACCCATCCGATCAGGACATTCTGGATGCATTCGATCACATCCGCAACGGAGAGACATTGCGGATCATTTGCCGGAGCGCAGCTCAATGGCACGATACAGGAATCATCGTGAAAGATGAATTCCCAAACACACTTTTCCGCATCACCAAAAAAACGGAAAACTCAGACATGATATTAATCATAAAGGTACTGTGATGAAGACAAAAATAAACAAACAACAAGAAGGAAATTTAACTGCAACCGCCATTCTACTGCTCATATTTTTTGCAGTGTATGCAGCACTTAGTGGTTGCGCAACCGCACCGGAATTTGAATATCAAAACACGATCGAGCTTAAAGGCTACATCGCAAATGAGCATAACAATCCGGTGATCTTTAAAACCGACAGCACACTGCACTATGTGTATGACTACCAATTTGATCCGCAATTAGTACGGGTTAAAAGAACCATTCTTGTAAAAGAACAAGATGGAAAGTTCATCTTTATAGCTGAAAAATTTGAGGCTTTACGATGAGCGGATGCATAGGAAACGGCCATGGCATAAACGCCTGGGAAACCCAAGAACCGGAAGAAATAGTGGGAGGCAGAAATCACATCGCCCGGCTGCTAAAACAAGCAGAGGAAGGCGCATTTGAGTGCGATTTAGGTTGCTATGATGAAGTAATTCTTGAAGAACCGATTATGCCATATAGTAGATATAAAAACTCGCCTGTAAGTCTGGTTCCGCTTGGATTCATTATCGAAGAATACAAAACTGGGGCATTACATGATTATCCAGAAATAAAAGATTGGGTTGAAGATCAATTCCATCCACTGGCACTAATCTAATAATTCTTAATTCTTAATTCTTAATTCTTAATTGATGAGCTCCGCGAATACTCCATACAAACAACGACCAATCACATCCGGCAGGATTAAAGCCATTCATGTAACCGGCAGCCGAGTGATCAGCGCACACGGCATATGGTCAGATCTGAAAGAAATGAAATCCGATTGGTTATATCCGGAATATGGAATAAGCAGCACAAAGGATCTAACCATTGCCCAGGCAGATCATGCCATTGAGCACCTGCAAGGAATGCTCGGCGATGGAGCTGTGCGAATTACGAAGCCGCAAGAATATAAGCTGAAAGCATTACGCGAATTATTAGGCTGGCCACAGCAACGGCTTTGGAACTTCATAAAGCGCCAAACCAACCAGCGTAAAAGCGAACGCATGTTACTGCGCGACGAAGCAACCAGCATCATCATTGGCTTGCAACACATCTACGCCGAAGGCAATGACGAACTATACGACAAACTAAACCGAGCATCTTCCGGCTACATCCTAAGCGATGAAGGAAGAGCTGAACTTGAATCACTTAAAAATTAGGATTATGGAATTGAAATTTGGACAGCTGCTGATCGAAAACGCCTACGATATAAATAATGAACCATCAGGATTCATTGTCTCAATTCCCGGAAGGCGTGATATAGTAAAATGTATCTGCAAGAATAAGAAAGAGCTTTTTGAGGCAATCGAAGGATCGATGGTAGAAAGAGCACCTGACACCATAACTGAACACATTATTCCTAATTATTAATTGAACCATTCTTAATTGAAAACGATGCTCCACCAAACCAAAGCCTTACCGACTCTAAACTTTCCGCACCCTGCATGGGTGATTGTGATCAACACCGAATCATCATCAGGCTACACCATCCAAACAACCCAAATCATACACTTTAATTAATATGGATAAAATAGAATGCAAAAACTGTGGTGAATTAACACCAATTAGCCCTGATTTTATAAATATCGAGCTAAGAAAAGGAAAGATTGAATTAGAAATCCATTGTTATGAATGCGAAAAGACAAATTGGATTTGGATCGATCAAGATGATCTACAGGCAGATACCTAATCCACTTAATCACCAATAACTAAAAACTCCGCTTCGCGGATCGGGCGCAAACCAACACCACATGTCAAACCAAAAATCAAATATCGAACTCAACCAACGCTGGACGGAAGTGCAAGTAAATTGGCATGAGATCAAGCATGAGATCGATACTGCGCCACACGGAACCAAAGGCAAGGTGAAGCAAGATATTGCCCAGCGTTTAGGCCTCAGCAAAGATCAGATCCACAGTGCATTGCGAACGCAATTCGGCAAAGCCAAAATTGTAAAACGCGACGACCTGGAGCAAACCGAAGAATACGAATCCAATCGCCGAGTGGCTTATTTAGTAGCCGAGCAAAAAGAGAAGATGAAGAATGCCGGTTCCGGAGAGCGAGAGCTGAGCACCGAACGCATTTTAAAGCTGCTCGTAAAATGGGGAATTGAGGAAGCCGAAGATTGTACGGTAAGCACCATCAATCGCATCATTCGCGAAGAATTCGGCTACCGGCAAACCACACCACGCAAACGCTTGGAATGCACGCACGCGCTGCAACAAGTTCAAGTGGATTTCTCATTCAGCAAATACTTTTCAATAGCAGGTGTAGATCCCGTCACCGGTGATTGGTTAATGCAAGCTTCAAAGAAACGGCTCGATTATAAAGAGGGCGACAAAAAGAGACGCGCCATGCTTGGTGTCATTATAGATAGTTACTCACGCTTGCGATATCATCATTGCGTAGTTACATCCGGCGAGAGCTCCAATTCAACCATCGCCATTCTAAACCAATTCTTTAACCGTGATGAAGATGAATTGGCGTTCCGCCACGTAGGTTGGAACTGGCACATGGATAATGGTCCATTGGCTAAATCTCAAGAAGGAAAAAGCTTCTTTAAGGCAATAGATCGTCCTGTAACTACATCCACACCGTATGAAAAGACCGGTATTGGTAAAGCTGAGCGCAGTTGGCCACTCATTTGGCAGCTCGAAATGGAGCTTGTAAGCGAAATTGGAGTAGGTGGAATCATCAGTTTAGAGCAATATAACGCCGCTTTATTGGCAGAATGTGTGCGACAGCAATACGAAGAGCATCCATTTTATGCCGGACAGCGCAGAATAGATCTATATCAACAGTCAATACTTCGCCAGGACCCACGCCCGGAAACGATCGAAGCCGATTTAAGCAAGCTTGTGTATACGTTCTTAGAAAGAACGGTTGGTTCCGATCAGAAAATAATGATTGGAAAGAAAGCTTATGAAGTTCCAGTTTGGGCTGGCGACCATTATACAACCGAGCGCAGGATTCGTGTAATGATCAACCGAGACGGGCAGATGAAAGGCGAGCTGATAGATCGCAATGCACCACAGTTTGAGATTCGGGAATTTGACCCAACTATGACGGGCAGTTATTCCGGCACGCATCAAAAGACTTTTGCGCAACGCTTAGCGAAAGATATTAAGGAAAAGAATTCCATGACCGAGCAGATCCGCGAGCAAGCCAAAGGCGGAACGCCACAAGCAGCACCGGCACGCCCACGGCCACTAATGCCGGCAAGCAAACCAGCTGCTATTCATTCCCCATTTGCGAGCGATGAAACTAAGCACTCAGAACTCAACACTCAAAACTCAGATAAGTGTATCAGCAAATTTGAAGCAATCACTTTTGTATCAGAAATAATGAAGCGCAACGGCATCGAATTTAACGATCAGCTGTACGAATTCTTTGATGACTATGTGGTGCAAGTAGGCCTCGACAAATTCGAGATCCAGAAAGCAGCCAAGTCCATCATCGATGATTTAAAAGGAACCAATAACACAGGAACGGTGGGATGATGAACAGTCAACAACTTTCATTAGATGAGAAAAAAACAATAATAGAAACTGTAATTATTCAGCCAAATAAAGAGATGCCAGAAGAGGTTTTCTGTGAGCTTTGGAGAATTTCATACTTCATGGAATTAATGGAGAGAGTAGATGATAATCATGTTATTTGGGATGAAAATGTAGAAAGCATCTATAGTGAAACAAGTGCAAATGCAGAATATGAAGCTTTACAAAATGACTGGCTTAGATTCACTTTTGAAATACCAAAAGAAACTTATGAACAATTAAAATTTGCAGAAGATGAATGATTTAAAAGAACAAGCAGCCAGAGATCTTGATAAGAAATTAGCTGCAGAACATGCAGCGCATCAATCCGAGTTCGATAAAGAACAGCAACGGATGGAAGTTGAGGACCGTAGAAAAAACATCAACAATCTGGTAGGTATTAAATACGATACTGAGCGCCCAGGCTCATACCAGGAATTCAAACAGGCCATGCAAAACATCTACAAATGCAAGTTTGAAAGAAGCTACCTGCGACAGCTGTACCGGAAGTACTTAACTGAATTTAAAGCCGCGAATTGATGACTGATATTTATGATGCACATATCATAATTGAAGAAACAGCAAAGTTTAAACCGGAAAGGTCTGCTATGCTTTTCTATTTATGGTTTAAAGGCAGGTTCTACAATGGTGCATCATTCAAAGACTTACTATCCAACTATCCATACAACCCAGGCGAAAGACAATTATACAGATACCTGGAAGAGCTTTCCGCAGCGAGACTTATAACCAAAAAGAGAGACAAGAATTATAAAGTAATCTACTACCCATGAAAGATTTTGAAGAAATAAATATTGAATCTGACTTATCAGAATGCTGGACTTGTAGTGTGCTTTTTAACCGTTTCGGAAGTAGTGTCACTGATTGTGATAATTGCAAAACTAAAGAGGCAGTTACTAAAGCTCTTTCATCTATAGGTAAAAGAGTTTCTGTTTGTTGCTCAGCAATTCCTGGGCATTGGTCGCCAATTCATAGAAACGGCAAAGTGATCGCTCATTTAGTGGATGGTAAAGTTTTAATCAAGCTTGATAACGGAAAGAAAATTAAGACTAGTGATTATTCAATCTATTCCGATCAAAACAAGTATGGCATACAAACAAACTTATTTCAACAATGAAAACCTACGTTCTAATTTTATCGCAATACTTTCCAAAGCATCATCCCAGATCCGGTGATCCAACGAATTTTGTGCAAAAGATGCGAATGGTTGAAAAGCTGCACACTATCCGCGGCAACTTTCAATTATGGGCTAAACGCATCGACGAAGTTAACCAGGGAAAAGCCATCATAAGCATTCGCCAATGGTCCGGCAAACCATACCGATCAAAACAAGAAGAGATCCACCAATTCAAAGCCGGGCAAGTTGGATATGAAGAGATATTCATTTCCTATATACAAGGTCAATTCGAGATCACTTTGAACGATGATGACTATCTATATAGTGATGACATTGAAGAGCTCGGAAATAACGATGGCTTAAATGGTGAGCAAGGTTTGAAGGATTGGTTTCTGCCATCCCTTAAAAAAGAAGAATGCTTTACAGGAATCATCATTCACTTTACCGATTTCAGATACAGAGACTTTAAACACAACAATTCATAATTACAGGAAGGAATCATGAAAAAAACAGGAATAATTCGACAAAGCACACTTCGCCATTTCGGCTTAAAAGAACCGGGCACGTATGAAAGCCGGTTACATAAACCATTGATCAATGACATCAAAGATGGGATTGAAAATCAATATCAAATGGCTATCGTTGCAGATTTTGGAGCAGGCAAATCACAGCTGCAGCACATGTTGGAAGCTTCTTATCTTGGTAAAGCTGATCGGCCACTATTCGTGCATATTGTAAGCCCGGGTAAAGCAAAGTTAAACATTGGTTCGGTAGTAGATGAATTTAATCGCAAGCTACAAGTGACAGATGCCGGCAGATCTGTAAATGCTAAAACCATCAATCTGATCTCAGCCCTGGGCAAGTTCGTAACCGAAGGCAAGCGCAATGTATGCCTGGTCATCGACAATGCGCACCGGTGCGATCCGGAACTATTCAGCGAGATCCGCGATCTCAGAGAACAGCACTTTGATGGGATCTTTCCATTGTTTAGTGTATTGCTTATCGGTCAAACCGGACTGCAAACAAAGCTGAATCGTCGCCGTGAAGTTGGCTGGCGTACTCAGTTCCACCACATGAACGAGAAAGGCGGATGGTGGACCTTCGACGAACGCATTGAATATTTGAAGGCCGTATATAGTGGAGTGATCACCGACGAAGCGCAGATCAACATAGCCAGCAAAACAAACGTGCCTTTAGAGATTGATCGCTTAGTTGGCGACAGCATGGAGAAAGCCATCACAGCACGCAAAAAAGTGATCGATGCCGAAGTAGTTCCGGCAACAGATAAAGAGATCCTGGCAGGGCTTGGCCTCAGTTATGCTGATGTAGCTGCAGAAGCTAAAGTGGGCAAATCCACCGTAAGCAATTACATGAACGGTGATCCGGTATCAGAAGAGAAAAGCTCGCAGATCAGCGCAGCCATCGAAAAGCTGAAAGGCAACAACTCCATCCGCCCAACCGGAACCTGATATCATGGCTACTCTAAAAAAACAAAGGTTTCAGAATGTAACAAGAAGAGTTATCGCAAATGAGATGATAGATATCTATTGTCTCATTTATGATGATTACAACATTACATTCAACCTAAACAGTCAGGAACGAGAACACGTTGACATTCGCCATTGTGTGCGTTCATTTTTAGCAGAAAAGCATGGTGTTGGTCCGTCAATGATTGCATCAGCAGAAACATTGATCTGGCATATCTTAAAAGTTGGCTACAAAAAACCTATCGATCATTCTACTATAATTCACAGCTTCAAGGTCGTAAAACACACACTTCCAATCTCACGGCCGGCGTTTACCAGACGAATGAAGAATCTTATCCTGGGCGCTTAAAAAAAAGAAATGCTGTGGCCGTTTTTGAAAGCTATCTTAAAGCTGAGTTATACACTGAATTAAAAAGCTTTCAAGAAACTTCATGCGAGCGTATATACTATCTAATGTCCGTAAACTACTTGTTTTTAGCCTCTTATTTGTTGTAGTTTCTTTACTCACTTAATATACCCCCGTACACTAAAACGCCAATTGGATCTATAAAAATAGCAAATGAGTTGATCAGAGGTGAACTACAGGGAGATGATCCTGACTTGAAAGATATTTTCAAGTACATAGAGTTGATCGAGATCAGTGCTGATAGTCATGCAAGGTTTTTGGATAATATGCTTACTCTGGCCAGATTTGATGACGGAGAAATTCATGTAAATAAAAGAGAAGTAACTCCCGAAGATATTTTCAACAAGCTGGCAAAGAACCATAGAATCTATTTCGAAATGAAAGGGATTGAGTTTATAACAAACTCAGATCTTCCTAATGGGTCAAAAATTAATGTTGATGCAGAGAAGATGATCTCTGTTTTAAACAATTTAATTCAGAACTCAATTAAGTTTACCAAACAGGATGGAAAGATCGAGGTCGATCTTAAGGAGAAAAAGGGCAAATATTTAATTACAGTTAAAGACAATGGAGTCGGAATAGCTGAAGCTCAAAAGGAAACTATTTTTAATGCATTTTCTGATTCATCTGAAGGAACAAAAAATGAAATTGGATCAGGTTTAGGTCTTTGGATCGTAAAGGTATTTACCGAATTGCACAAAGGTGAAATCAGTTTTGAAAGCGAAGAAGGGAAGGGCACAACCTTTACGTTATCGCTTCCAAAGACTTAATAATTAATTCACTTTTTTATGATCTGTTGAGCAAGTTCCCATCTTTTCACCTTGCCCATTACTGTTTTTGGTAATTTATCTACTACAACTAATTCTTTAGGGATTTTGAAATCGGTGAGTTCTGAAGAAAGCATTTTCTTCATTTCATTAATGTCAGGAGTTTGACCATTTAATAAAGTAATAACTGCAGTAACTTTTTGACCCCATTCTTCATCAGGAATTCCTATTACAACCGCTTCTTTTATAAGTGGTAAGCGTTGAATTGCTTCTTCAACTTCAACAGGATTTACATTTTCTCCGCCGGTGATGATCAGATCTTCCCTTCTTGATTCTATAAAAAGCTGATCAAATCCATTTAGATGACCATAATCTCCGGTTTTAAACCAATTGTTTTTATCAAATACATCAGAATTTTCATCCATATCATAATAACCATCGAAAACCTGAGGCCCCTTCAGCCATATCATGCCCGACTGATTTTTCCCTAATACTTTTCCTTTGTTGTCTCTTATTTGTAATTCATTAGGAGGGAATGGCTTGCCCACACTTTTAAGTGGTGTATACATCCCGGATGGAGTAGTCATTGCATTGGTTACAATCTGTGCACAAGTTTCGGTCATTCCATAACTGGAAACGATCGGGATACCTCTTTCAACCGATCTTTTCAGCAATTGTTGAGTAGTTGGTCCACCTCCCAGTAATATAGCTTTGAAATCCCTGTGGGTTTTAAATAAAGGATTCTTTAAAAGTCGGGAAAGCATTGTTGGTACAAGTGATGCTGCCTGAAATCTGGGGTTTTCAGAAAGAAACTCAGTTACCATTTCCTCATTGAAACGCCCCATTCTGTAAATAGCTGAACCATAGAGTAATGATCTGAATATTATAGAAATTCCACCTACATGGTTCAGTGGAAGGCATAAAAGCCAAAAATGATTAGGCTCAGGCTGAAAGTTTTTTGCAGATGCTTTTGCTGCTGAGATCATCTGTCGTCTTTTCAGAGGTACTATCTTAGACTTGCCGGTAGTGCCTGAAGTCAGGAAATATCCGAAAATGGAACTCTCTTTGATTTTGGATGGAACAGGTAGGTCCAGTTCTCTGATATCGAAAGTGAATGCATTCAGAAAGAAGTTCTCATCCATATGAACAACATCTTCACCTGAAAGTCTGTTTCGGTTTGCTGTATCACAAAAGATCAGTGAAGGACTTAATTCCTGAACTATAGCCTCAAGTTCTTTTTGAGAAAGCTTAGGGCTTAAAGGGATGATAGGTATTCCCAGATTCCATGCGGCAGCTATAGAAAATATCAGCAAGTCAGAAGATTCAGACAAAAAAGCGATCGGCCATTTAATGGAATCAGATTTTTGTTTGATGATATCAAGGAAAAACCCGGTAAATCTTTCCAGATCGCTATAGGTATACATTCCATGTTCGGAAGTCAAAAAAACCTTTTGAGGTTCTGATTTTCCGAATTCAAACATATGTAATCTAGACTTAAACACTATTTATTTAATCTCTTTCAAGTATTTATAATTCAAATCAATTCCAATACCCGGTTTGTCAGGAATAACATAAGAACCCGAATTTATCTCATTATCATCATTCAGATCGTGTGATAAAAGTGAACCCGTTGCTAATCCGTGCGCATATTTTTTTGTGCCCCAACCCATTGCTAAAATTGCCGTAATTATCCTTCCTATTTTACTTTCTAATGATGTGGTAAACACCATGTCAATATAATGAGAGTTTGCCTGTTGCTTTGTTACGTAAATTTCCGAAAAACTACCGATCATCATTGGCTTTAAAATGAATACATCAAACCTATTTTGTATTGATAGTACCTCGACATCTTTTTTGTTCCGAATTGATTCATCAGCTGCTAATTTAATTGCAGTTTGCTTCTTAAGAAGGCTCAGGTGGTGAACTTCTTTAGTGATTAATGGCTCTTCGCAGTATTCAATATTTAAAGGTTCAAGTTGTGTTAGGTTTGAAACTGCTTCATCGAAGTTCCAGGATTGATTGCAGTCTATTCTGATCTTAATAGAAGGATGTTGAGATCTTAGGTTTTTTAGAAGTTGGAATTCCTTTTCGAAGTCTCTGCCAACTTTAACTTTGAGAGTTTTAAAACCATTTTGAATCATCTTTTTTGCTCTGCTCAGTGATAATCTTACATCTTTTATACTCAATACTGCATTTGAAGGTATTATTGATGTAGACAACTCAGGAAATAAGTATTCTGCTAATGAAACACCTTTTTTCTTTGATAAAAAATCATGGTATAAAGTATCCAATCCAAATTTGAGCGATGGAATATTGTGTATTTGAGATAACACATAAAAGAACTGAGGGAATTCGCCTTTTATGAGAGCATTTTCTC